AGAAAAATCATTCAATTGGTTGAGAAACACCTTACACCAAAAATGACTAAACAAGACTTCTTAAATTTAGTTAAAGAACAAGGAACTAAAGAAGCTCCTGTTAAGACTCCAGTTAAGACACCAACAAAACCAAAAAAAGATAATCCTTATCAACCAAAACATAAACCAGCACCTAAAGCTGAAGTTAAAGAGATAGGAACTAAAGAAGCTCCAGTAAAAACACCGGTTAAAACTCCTACAAAACCAAAAAAAGATAATCCTTACCAACCAAAGCATAAACCAGCTCCTAAAGCTGAAAATAAAGATTTACCTGAATGGTTATCTTTCAAGTCATTAGGACTTAAATTAAAATAATAGTTATGAGTTTAAATTCTAAAATAGAACAAATATTAAAAGCGAAAACTAAACTTGAAACTAAATTAATTCAAGAAGGTTTAACTAAAAAAGAACATAGTGTTTTGAATGAAATCAATTCTACTATGAAAGAACAGATTGATTACGAAGGACCTGAAAGAATGGAACCAGGTATTGAGAGAAAGATTACTTCAAAATCAACACCTTTCGCTGGACATCCTGCAATACCTGAAGGTGATAAAGATTTTATTGAAATTATTTCATCTAAAAGATTTAAAGACTCTGTAGCTAAAGTTAGAAGATTTTTAGGTGATACAACACCTATCCAAGGTCGTAATCCAATGATGGGATTAATGTCTATGGTTATGAGAGGTTTACAACAAACTATGGCTATAGAATCTCAAAACAAGGAAACTCTTGAGAATTTAGCTGTTGAGTTAGTTAAAAAAGAATTAGGAATACCTGAAGGTTCATTACAATTTGACGCTCAATTAATTCATAGGTCTATGGGTTCCGCTGAAGGTATGAGAACTCGTGCTAAAGAACCTAGTGAAGAAGAAGTAAAAGACGCTTTTGCTAAAGGTGAAGAACACCAAGAAGAATTAATGGATTTCGCTGACGAATTTGAAAAATTCAATTTAGAGAAAGCAAAGAGAAGACTTATTAACTCATTAATACAAGGTGCTGCGTTTAAAGGTGGTCATATGTATGTTTTACTTAATGATGAGTTAAACGCTATTAACCCTAACTTAATGAATTTATATGGTGTTAACCAATCATTGATGGAACACTTATATTGGTTATATCCAGATATGGAACAAATGGCAAGTTCTGGTGGTGGTCAAATGGGACAATCAGAAGTTGATAATGAAACAGACCCACCTACAGTTGTTGCTCGGGCTGCTACTTTCCCTTTATTAGTTCACGAATTAGTCAAAGGTGTTTATGAAGTATTTGGAACTCACGGATTACCTGATGACCCAAGACAAGCTGAAATGGTTATGGGTGCTGAAGATACTTTACCTGCCGAAATTTGGGATTCTAGATTAGGACCTATATTTTGGGAAAAATTTACTGAGGCTTATCCTGATAAATTATTTGATGAGGATAAAAAACATTTACAACATTATCTTTTCGTTAGATTCTCAAGACTTAATGCAGCTGAATTTATGAGAATTGCAAAATTAATCTTAAAAGGTGACCCACAAGGAAGTAAATTTATTGATAGAATGGTTACTGAAATCATTGAGGATTTGAAAAAAGAAGAGTACGAAGATGAGGATAATGATGATTACGATGATGATGATTTAGATGATATTGATTTATCAGCTCTTGGTTTCTAAAAAATTAATATAACATTATGGCAAACCTAACAAAAGAACAAGTATTAATTGAATATGTTAAATGTCATAAAGATATTGAATACGCGTTAAGAACTTATTTACAGACATATGATAATACAGTATCAAAATATGTTCCTTTAGAATTATATCCTGACCAGTTATCCTTACTTAAGGATTATGAGGAATATAATGAAAATATTGCATTGAAATACCGACAAGCGGGGGTCTCTACAGTCACCGCCGCTTGGGGTTCAATGAAACTAGCCTTCGCTAAAAAAACAAAACCCGAAAAAATACTTATCATTGCCAATAAATTAGATACATCTTTAGAGATGGCTAATAAAATTAGAGCGTTCGTTGCTCAATGGCCTAGTTGGGTTGGTATTGACTTTTCACCTGAAAAAAATTCACAAAAACATTATAAATTAAACAATGGTAGTGAGGTTAAGGCCGTAGCAACATCTAAAGATGCTTTGCGTGGTTTCACCCCCACTATACTTGTATTTGATGAGGCGGCGTTTATTGACGCTGATAGTGATTTTTGGGCTGCGTGTATGGCTTCCCTATCTACTGGGGGTAAAGTAATAGTTGTTTCAACTCCCAATGGATTTGACCCAATTTATTATGAAATATACGACCAGGCGTTACGAGGAATGAATGACTTTAAGATATCAGAGATGTTTTGGTATCGTGACCCTCGTTATACTAAGGATTTATATTTGGTTAAAACTCATGACTCAATTCATTATCTTTTGAATAAAGAGGAGTATAATAAGAATGATATTATTAGCTGGGCTCATATACCTGCAGAACAAAGAGATTATACTCAATTAAAGGCTTTGATGGATGATGGTTATAAACCATGTTCAAGTTGGTTTGAGAGTATGGTTAAGAAATTAAAATACGATAAGAGAAAAGTATCACAAGAGTTAGAATGTAACTTTTTAGGTTCTGGAGATAACGTATTTGATTCTAACTTAATGCAGAATATTCACGAGAATATGATAACCAATCCCCAAAATAAAATGATGGCTAACGCATTATGGATTTGGAAAGAACCGGTTATTGGTCATAAATACATTATGGGTGTGGATGTCAGTCGTGGAGATAGTGAGGATTTTAGTTCTTTTCAGATAATTGATTTTGATGAAAGAGAACAAGTTGCGGAATATGTTGGGAAAGTCCCCCCTGATGTTATGGCGGAGATTGCATATAAGTGGGCTAATATGTATTCCGCTTATGTGGTTATAGATATTACTGGGGGTATGGGTGTCTCAACTGCGAGAAAGATGCAGGAGATGGGTTATAAGGATTTATATATTGATGGTGTTGATACCACTAATAAATGGTCTTACAATCCTAAATCGGCTGAAAAAATCCCCGGAATCAATTTTAACAATAAAAGGGTTCAAATTATTGCGTCATACGAAGAAGTGTTGCGTCATAAGTTCAGAATATATAGTTCAAGACTATACAATGAAATGAATTCCTTTATATATATTAATGGTCGTCCTGACCACCAAAGAGGTCACCATGACGATTTAATTATGTCAATTGCGATGGCAACTTATGTTGCTGAATCATCATTTAGTAATTTAACTAAAGTTACTGAACATACAAAAGCGATGATTGATTCATGGTCAGTTAATAACAATACTGATATGAATAAGACTTTAGATTTTAATCCGGTAATACCAAATTATTCAGATAGGCAAGGCCAATTTAATGGTGGTCATATAGCAAAAGAGGATTATAACAAATACGGGTGGTTATTTGGTGGTATGAGATAAAAACAATTTCTATTCCATATAAGTAACTATTTATATGGATAGAAATTTATTTATATTAAGAATATGGAAAACAATCAAAATAATCAAAACAATTTAACGGTTTGGCAGAGGTTATCTAGAGCCTTTGGTCCTAACTCATTATTGAATCAGGATTATCCAACTTATAAGTTAGATAAAAAAGAATTGTTAAAAACAACTTCTAAAGCTGAATATGAGAAGGAAAAATTACAAGCTCAGCAAACTTATTACTTAGGTAATCAATGGACTAAAATTGAGAGTAACTTATATACTCAAGCGGTTTATTATGAACCAACCAGGTTAGCATCATTTTATGATTACGAAAGTATGGAATATACCCCGGAGATATCTGCGGCATTAGATATCTATGGTGAAGAATCAACAACTGCTGACCAAAACGGTTATATGTTACAAGTATATTCTGAATCAAAACGTATCAAATCAATCTTAACGGATTTATTCAACAACGCATTAGATATTAATACAAATTTACCTATGTGGACAAGAAATACTTGTAAATATGGGGATAATTTTGTTTATCTAAAATTAGATGGTGAAAAAGGTATTGTTGGTGCAATGCAGTTACCAAATATTGAAATAGAACGATTAGAAAGAGGTATGGCCGCTAAATCTGCTAACGTAGAGGAATTACCTGAAAATAGAGGATTAAGATTCAAGTGGAAATCTAAAGATATGGAATTTAACACTTGGGAGATTGCTCACTTTAGATTATTAGGTGATGACAGAAAACTACCTTATGGTACTTCTATGTTAGAGAAAGCAAGAAGAATTTGGAAACAATTATTATTAGCTGAAGACGCGATGTTAATTTATAGAACGTCTCGTGCTCCGGAAAGAAGGGTATTTAAGGTATTCGTTGGTAATATGGATGACAAGGATGTTGAACCATATGTACAACGTGTTGCTAATAAATTTAAGAGAAGTCAGGTTGTTGACTCAAGTTCAGGAAATGTTGATATGCGATTTAATCAAATGGCTGTTGACCAAGATTACTTTATTCCTGTTCGTGACCAAGCTGCGGCATCTCCTATTGAGACTTTAGCCGGAGCTCAAAACTTGGCTGAGATTGCGGATATTGAATATATCCAAAAGAAAATGTTAACAGCTCTTAGAGTTCCTAAAGCGTTTTTAGGTTTTGAAGAAACTGTTGGTGGTGGTAAAGATTTATCTTTAATGGATATTCGTTTCGCAAGAACAATCAATAGAATACAAAAATGTATGATTGCTGAATTAAACAAAATCGCAATTATCCATTTATTCTTATTAGGTTTTGAGGATGAGTTATCAAATTTCACATTAGGATTAACTAACCCATCAAGTCAAGCGGATTTATTAAAAATTGATATATTCAAAGAAAAATTGTTAGCGTATAAAGACGCTGTTGCTCCTATTGAGGGTATCGCACCGGTATCTGTATCTTGGGCTAAAAAACATATCCTAGGGTTTTCTGACGAAGAAATTAAACTTGATTTACAACAACAACGTATTGAGAAAGCCGCAGGTGCTGAATTAACTAATACCGCAACAGTTATTACTCATACAGGTATCTTTGATAATATTGATAAGTTATATGGTAATAAACCTGGAGCTCCACAAGCCGCCGGTGCTACACCACCAGCAGAACCTGGTAGTGAATCAGGTGGAGGAGATTTCGGTGCGTTAGGCGGAGCCCCTGAGATGGGTGGTGAAGAATTAGGTGGTGGAACACCTCCAGGACCTGAAGTAGGTGGTGAAGCTGGAGTAACACCAGAATCATTTAAGAAAACCAACCATAACATTTTATTAGAAAATGAAGGGTTATTTAATGATGATTCTTATATTAATTTATCTAAAGGTGAAAATTATTTGGGAGAAATTGAGGACCAATTGGATAAACTTCTGAATGATTAGATATTTATATATAAAAAACGTAAAATGATAAAGTTCGGTATATTAAAATCAAAAGTAGAAAATGTATTATTAGAATCATATAAAAACGATACATTCAAAACAGAAATACAAAATTTTAAAAAATTAGTATTAGAAAATAAAAACATTAATAAAATATTTTATCTTTACGATGATTTATCATCTGATAAAGGATTAAACGAATCTGTTATTAATGATTATATTAATGAGTGTATCACAATTTATGAAAACACTATTAATAAAATTAAACAATCTGATATTGATAATATTAAGAAATGGGTTGGTAATACCAAAGCGGAAAACACTTACGAAAATATTGATAACTTATTCTCAACAGATATTTTAACAATTGA